CAGCACAGGTAGCAGAAGCCGATGGGCGCGATTTTGTAACTCAGGAAGACGTTGAGCAAGCAGCAGCCCCCTCAAGACCAGAATGGTTGCCAGAGAAATACAATAGCGGAGAAGACTTAGCCAAAGCATATAAGGAGCTTGAATCCAAACTTGGCACTAAGGAAGAAGACATCCGCAATAGAATTATGGAAGAAATACAGTCCGAAGCATTTAGCGACAGACCAGAAACGGCTGGTGATTATCAGCTTCCAGAATCTATAGATGAATCTTCTGCTGTAGATAACAAGCTGCTATCTTGGTGGGCCGAGCATTCTTTTGAGAATGGATACTCTCAGGAAGAGTTTGAGCAGGGCATTGCTATGTATGCTGAAGCTATGAATGGCTCAATGCCTGACCTTGAAGCAGAAGCAAAAATGCTTGGTGATAATGCAGATCAGCGCATTGAGGCTGCATCTTTGTTTGCCAATAAGTTTTTTCCAGAAGCAGCACTTCCAGCAATAGAAAGAATGTGTGAATCCCATGAGGGTATTATTGCATTAGAAGCTATTATGGAAGCTATGAAGGATGGTTCGTTTGCTGGGAATACTCAGGCAGTAGCAGGAACCAGCGAAAAAGAACTCAGGGAGATGATGAATGACCCAAGATACTGGAAAGACCGCGATCCACACTTCATTAAGCAAGTCACAGATGGCTTCCAGCAAATATACAAATGAGGTTAAGATTCTGCAAAGGGGCAAGTATTACCTTACCCCTTTTCTGCCTCACCACATAGAAGAGGTTCTTTTAAATCTTAGCCAAGAAAACAAGCGGGAGCTAAAACTTCTAGGGCATCTGGATATAGAAGAAGCTCTGATTGAAATGTATGAATCCTCTGAGTGCTATCTGGCACGTAAGGAGGGCGAGTCTTTCTTAATGGTGGGTGGTCTTTGGTACAATGAGGATCAAGACTTTCCGCAAATGTTCTCTATGTTTTCCAAAGACTTTGCAGATCACTTTGTGCCAATAGCGCGTGGCTCAAAAATGCTGGTCAACTTTTTTGATAAGACCCAAGACATGATGTCTATGACAATCCTGTCTGATTATGAGTTTATGGTGCAGTGGGCAACATGGCTTGGCTTTGAGGTTGTGGGTGTAATAGAAAGCAATTCTCATAAGTATGTTGAGTTTGTGCGTTGCAATCCCAATAGAAAAAGTGTTTACGATGGCGCATCACGGCCCGTAATGCACTGAAAGGCCCGAAAGGATACCCTTGCTGACGTGAGAGAGCGGACACCCGACGATAAATCTGTAACCTCATAAGGACTGTATAAATGGCTAATACAATTGACCAAGCCTTTATCAAGCAGTTTGAGACAGAAGTTCACATGGCGTATCAGCGTATGGGTTCCAAATTCCGTAACACTGTTCGCTCTTCGAACGTAACTGGCTCAGTTGCTCGTTTCCAAGTAATTGGTAAAGGTACTGCAAGCACTAAATCACGCAATGGTAACGTAACACCTATGGACCTTGCGCACACCAATGTGGAAGCAACGATGACGGATCATTACGCTGCGGAGTACATTGACAAGCTGGATGAATTGAAAATCAACATCAATGAGCGTCAAGCTGTAGCGCAGTCTGCTGCTGCTGCTCTTGGTCGTAAGACTGATGAATTGATTACAACAGCTATGGATGCTGGTGCTAACGCCACTCAAATTCATGACACTTCATCTGCTCTTGAAAAAGCAGACCTGTTGTCATTGTTTGAAACATTCGGCAATGAAGATATTCCAGAAGACGGACAGCGCTATCTTGCTATGTCTCCTGCTGGTTTTGCTGACTTGTATGGAATCAACGAGTTTGCATCTTCTGACTTTGTTGGACCGCAGAATCTGCCATATGCTGGCGGCATGACAATGAAAGAGTTCTTGGGCTTCAAGATTTTCTCAACGTCTGCTGTTGCTGGTGGTAAGAACTTTGCATACCACACAACTGCTGTTGGACTTGGTATTAACTCTGATGTTCAGACAGAAGTTAACTACGTTCCAGAAAAAGTCTCACATCTTGCAACCTCTATGATGTCAATGGGTGCTGTCGTTATTGATGACGATGGTGTCTTTGAAGTCTTAGACAACAACTAAGGAGTTAGAAAATGGCTTTTAGTGCAAGCGGACTGACTCGCGTTGGTGGTGACTCAAACGGTAGTCTTTGGATGTACACATCTGCTGATCCTATTGCGGATGTAAATACAACGAACTATTTCAATAACGCAGCAAATATGCTTGCTGTTCGTGATTTGATTATTGTCCGTGATACAAACGTTCCGACTACAAACTTTGTCACTGTTTTGTCGAATACTGGTACTGTGGTTGACGTATCTGATGGTACGGCTGTTGCAGAAACAGACGGCGACTAATAAGGGAATGGGGGCTTCGGCCCCCATACTGCCATGCCAACGATAGCAAACACACCATTATTGATTTGTTCGAGAGCATCCCTCCTGATTGGCGGTGATGCTATTTCTTCATTTAGTGACTCTACTGCCGAAGCAACGGTTGCTAATGCTGTATATGAGGATATTGCTCAAGGTCTTTTGACAAGCACAAGATGGAGGTTTGCATCTAAACAAGCGCAGCTTACTAGAAATGGTACTGCACCTTTAACAAGGTGGGATGCTTCTTATGCGCTGCCAGCCGACTCTCTGATGATTTCAGTGATTACAATCCAAGACCTGCCAATTGAATATGATATTTATGAAGGCAATGCGTTCTGTGATGCAACGACAAGCGATACTGTGATTGCTGATTATATCTTTAGGGCTGACGAGGCTAACTGGCCTTCTTATTTTATTACTGGCGTTGAGCTATCTGTTGCTTCAATGCTTGCTATGTCTGTTGCTAGGGATGCTTCATTGGCAACTGCTTTTGAGGAAAAGGCAGAGCGCCAGCTTATAAAGGCAAGGCGTCTGGACTCACAACAGCAAACCACCAGAAAACTCCACACATCGAGGTTTATTGCTGAAAGGCGCAGTTGATGCAAAAAGTTAGAGTTGCTCAGAACAGCTTTCAGTTTGGAGAAGTCAGTGATTCATTAGTAATGAGGACTGATACTGCGGTGTATCCTGCATCTGCGCAGCGCGTAGAAAATATGCTAGTTACTGCTGAAGGGTCTTTGAAGAAAAGACACGGCCTAAAACATATCTATGACTATGGAATACAAACTTTTACTGCTGATGGAATTAATCCTAATTTAACTGCTGCATCTTATGATTCAGTTAGCTTTGATTTAGGTTCTACGGTTGATGATAATAATGATGTATTTTTTAAACCTGATGGCACAAGATTTTATACAATTAATAGCGATCAAGATCAGGTTAAAGAGTATTCACTATCTACTGCATGGGATATAAGTACAGCAGCTTATGTAACTGCTCTTTCTATTTCAGCAAAAGACACAGTTCCGTTTGGATTATTCTTTAAGGATGATGGAACGAAACTTTATATTCATGGGACTAGCTCTACAAGCATTCATGAATATAATTTGTCTACACCTTGGGATTTATCTACTGCTACCTTTAATCAGTCTTTTTCATATTCAAGTCAAACTTCAGTAGGGGTAGGTTTATTTTTTAAATCTGACGGGACAAAATTATTTATTGGTGACGATAGTAACGATAGAGTTCTTGAGTATGGATTATCTACTGCATGGGATATTTCCACAGCAACTTTCACTCAGTTCTTTTCAATAGCCTCTCAGCAAACAACTGTAAGAAGTTTATTTTTTACATCTGATGGCGGTAAAATGTTTATTAGTGGAGAGGTTGAACCAACTATTGCGCAGTATTCTCTTTCTACTGCATGGGATATTTCGACGGCTTCTTATGATAATGTTTCTTTTAATACAAGAATAGAAGATACTGATCCCAGAGGTATATACTTTAAATCTGATGCTACAAAAATGTATATTGTTGGTAAGGCAAATTATTCGATTTACCAATACTCAACAGTTAATCAAACAGACCCATCTGTTTTGTTCCCATTTATTTTTGATCAGAATGAAGAATATGTCATATCAATTGAAGAAAGAAAAATAAGGTGCTTTCAGCTTTTAACAGATGGCACGGTAAGTCTTGTTGCAACTATTACTGTAGATACAAGCAGTAATGCTTTGCCATTTGATAAGGATTATTTAAGGCAAATTACTACAACACAGCGTGGCGATGTTATGTGGATATGCCATCCACTATTTGCACCTAGACTGCTAACAAGAACGAGCCTTACAACATTTGAACTTAGCACTTACACCTTTGACCAGCGACTAGATAATAGCGTTACGTTTCAGCCTTACTCTAAGTTTCAAGATCATGGGACAACACTTGACCCTAGCGCAACAACTGGCACTGGTATTACATTAACAACCAGCACTGATTACTGGGATACCACAGGGCCGCAAGTTTCTGGTAATTATAATTTTTCATTACACGTTGGTGTAGTTGTTAGATATAGTGGGAATGAAATACTAATAACGAGTGTTCAGTCTGCCACTCAAGCAACTGGTAATGTTGTTGATGCGCTATCAACCCGCCTTTCGGTTTTAAATCCACTTCGCACTATTGATGGCAGTGCAACTGTAGAAGTTACTATGTTGGCTCAAATACTGGCAACTTAAATGGCGCTCGAACTGTAAGCGGTATTATTGATGAAAATACCTTTACATTTACTGCAGGTGGTTCAGCGTCTTCTGCTGCAGATGGTGGCGGTTATGTAACGATTTCAAGCCATTCACCTACGGCAGATTGGGACGAGCAATCATTCTCAGCAAAAAGAGGATACCCTGCTGCTGTTAGCTTCCATGAAAACAGATTGGTTTACGGCGGGACAATAGCTGAACCTGATGCACTTTGGTTTAGTAAGATTGGCGAATACTTTAACTTTGATGTTGGTGAGGCTGCTGATGCGGATTCAATAAATCTTATTGCAGCAACGGGCGATGTAAATGAAATACGCTACTTGACTTCCAATCGTGACTTGCAGGTTTTTACTGCGTCAAGCGAGCTTTATGTGCCAACATATCTTAACCAAGCCATTACACCAACAAATGCTCAGATTAGAAAGCAAACACCATTTGGTGTTGAGTTTGTAAAGCCAGTTGAGATTGATGGAGCTACAATATTTTGTGAGTTAAATGGTAGGATTATACGCGAGTATCTTTATACCGATGCAGAAGATGCTTATAGCTCTGTTGCTATTTCTACAATTGCTTCTCATTTAATTGATACGCCAAAGTATGCTGCTGTTGCACATAGTGGTTTTGGTCTGCCAGATTCTTATGCTGCATTTACCATGACTAATGGTGAAATGGTTTTGTTTACTTCGAATAGAGCAGAGCGTAGGGCAGCTTGGACTAGAGTAACAACGTCTGGAACCTTTGGTTCTGTTTGTGCAATTGAGGATCGTATATTTGTTAATGTCTATGACTCAGATGGCAACTTGCAACTCTGTGAGTTTGATACTGAAGTTGGCCTAGACTTCTGGCTGTATGGTGCAATATCAACTAATCTTGTTGATGTAAGCGCGGTGTATTCTTCTGGGGATTCTGTTGATGTAATAGCAATCAAGGACTCTACTCAGTATTCTCTTGGTGCATTTACTGTAAATGTAAGCAATCAGGTTGATCTTTCTGCATACTCTGCTGAGAATTACACTCATGCTTATGTGGGTAAGAAGTACACAGCGAAGATAATTACAAATGCG